ATGTCACCCTTAGCATCAATGATAGTAGGGTTAACAGCAGTAGCCTGAGTAATGTAGTCAGGGTGTCCGTGTCCACCTACTCCGATTGGATACCAAACATTGTCGGTTGCATCCCAAACATAGCCTGGTCTTGGTGTATTAGAAATTGTAGCCAAGTTGGTTACCCCCTAAGAGTAGTTGTGCTTCTTCTGCTGTAATGCCTAAGCGGTCAAGGAGTGCTTGCTTTTTAGATAGAATATCTTCTGCTTCTTTTTGTTTTCTTTCAAGATAAACAGAATAATCTTCTCTATTATTGTTATGTTCAATAAGCGCATCTCCTGTTAATTCAATGCGCTCGTTATTAACATCTATAAAAACTTTATTGTCGCTCATTTTATCCTCAACTCTTCTGATATCCATATACGCGTATTTCGCCTGTCATTGTTGGCGCACCATTAAGTGCAATTTTAATACCGTCAAAAACTGTAGAGGCTCTAAAGTTTCCTTGAGAAAGAAACATTCCATAACCTGTAGTAGTTAAAATTTGTTCACCTCTACCACGAATAGTTGTATTTCTTGCTAAGTTAGGACCCATAATATCAAAAGTATAAGTTACATAGTAAGTACCATCTACGCTGCCCATATATGTCCACTTACTTTGTGCTTGTCCAACATCAGGAACACTTATAGATGTGCCTAATTGTGCTCGCATATTGAAAAAGTCATAATTAGAAGTTGTATTATCCGAACCGCTTGCTCGCATAGTTACGCTTACATTGTCGCCACCTGATGGAACAAAAGTTATCTGTATTTGATAATTATCATATGTGCTAGTAAAAACATTATCCATAGATTTGCTATTTACTGCTGACATTGTGCTAGAACTTACCAAAGTTAAACCGCTTGCCGAAGCAGCAGGCGTAGCCCAAGTAGGAATACCACCTGATACTTTGAGTATTTGGTCAGTAGTACCGATACCTAGACGAGCAGGTGTACCTGCAGCAGAGGCATAGTAAGTGTCACCCGTAGTTGTTAAAAGACCATCGATGTTTGCTACATCTCTTGCTCTTGTCATTTGTTATCTCCTAGTTTGTCAGTAATTATCTTAGTCAAGTGTTCCACTTATAGCCCAAGTGCCTTCAAGTCATCAGCAGTTAAACCAAGTGCCTCTAATTTTGCCGTTGCGCTTGCTTTGTCGGCTGCCATTTGTGCATCTTGTTCTGCTTTCCAAGCATCATATTGAGCAAAGCCTGCATCAAATTGTGCCTTAGTAATTGGCTCACACTCTAAAAATGTAATGCCTTCGTAATCATTACCCGAAATAATCCAACCCCCATTGGGAATTAACATCGTCAATACTTGATTTCCTTTTGCCATTATGGTGTTACCTCCATTAAAACTATTGTGCTTGAGATGTTGTATTCCTGAACAACTGCCGCACTAGCGGCAATATTATTTGCAAATCTAGTTTTGTAGGTTGTAGCCGATGTTGTTGCGGGACTGTCTAAATAATCACCACTTACTGAACCAATGTTTAAGCGCAAAGCAGTTTCAGAAGCAGCCGCTTCATTTGCTATTGTTAAAATTGTGGTGGCTCCGCGCTGGATTTCTATACTCACATTGCTACTAGCACTACTTACAGTCTTACCAACACCATTTTGATTAACCATTACCAAAACCTTGTTGCTTGCACTGGTTGGTGTAATTGTTGCAGTTAAACCCGTGTCTGCAAAAGTTGTTGTGGAATTGGTTACTTCAGTTGCGTAAGTAGCGGTGACAATTTGTACGACTTTACCGCTACCAGGCGTAGCCCAACTAGGCACACCACCTGACACCGTAAGCACCTGTGCGCTAGAACCAATACCTAACCTTGCTGGAGTATTAGCAGCAGATGCATAGATAATATCGCCAGTAGTGGTGGTCAGAGTCTTAGGCACATAGGCTGCATTAGCAGCAGTAGTAGTGATTGCATCAGTGTATGCCACCTGTAGTGGGCAGATAACTTCTACAATGTCTCCCGTTACTGTTGCTGCACTTAGGACAACACTTGTACCAGTGCTGGCTGTGTAGTCATTAACGCGAGAGAGAAGCACACCGTTGAGGAATACTTGCTCATATCCTGGTGTGTAGGCAAGAACCGTAGTTCCGTCATCTGTACCAGTAAGAGTTGTTGTACCAGCAGTAGGTGCTTTAGACCAACGAGTTACTACTGTAGTTGGTGCAGTGCCATCTGTATCTACCCAGATTTGTCCATCGCTAGGAGATGATGGTTCAGTTGGCTGTGCAAGAGAACCTGCAACTACTGCCCAAGATGCTGTTGTTGCATCAGTAGTAAGGAACTTACCAGCATTGCCAGCCTGTGAAGGTAGACTTACTGGGGCTGCTGCCCATTTAATTCCTGTTGTTTCTGCTGAATCTGCAGTAAGCAAATATCCATTTGTACCTACACCAAGTTGGTCAAATGTATCAACACCTGTTCCAACTAGTAAGTCACCCTTGGCATCAAAGGCTGCAGATAAGACAGCAGCAGCCGAGGCTGCACTTGCAGCAGCGCTAGTAGCAGAAGTTGCAGCAGCAGTTGCTGATGTAGCAGCACTAGTAGCCGATGTGGCTGCAGCCGTTGCAGAGTTTGCAGCAGATGTAGCACTTGTTGCTGCAGCGGTTGCGCTAGCAGCAGCAGCACTTGTAGATGCCGCTGCAGATGCAGCAGATGTTGCAGCCGCAGTAGCACTGGCTGCAGCGTTAGCCTCTGATGTAGCAGCAGAACTTGCATAACCTGCAATTGTTGCTACTGAGTTAGCAGCAGTAGTTGCACTTGCTGCAGCAGATGTGGCTGATGTAGCCGCTGCTGTGGCAGATGCTGCTGCACTTGTTGCCGAAGTAGCCGCTGCAGTAGCACTAGCAGCAGCGCTTGTTGCACTAGTAGAAGCAGCAGTTGCACTGCTTGCTGCAGCAGTTGCAGAAGAAGCAGCCGCTGTTACGCTTGCTGCCATAGTAGAAGCAGATGTGGCTGCACTAGCAGCAGATGTTGCTGCTGCAGTCTGAGAAGCACTTGCTGAGTTAGCAGAGGTTAAAGCAGAAGATGCTGATGTAGCAGCCGATGCTGCTGATGTCGCAGCACTTGCAGCGCTTGTCGCTGCTGCTGCTACCTGAGCATCTGCAAAGTCTTTGCGTACTGCATCACTTGCATCTGTTGGTGTAGCGAGATTTGTAATCTTAAACCCACCAGCATTAAGAGCATCACCCATAGTCTTGTTGGTTAATGTCTGTGCTGCGTTAGCAATTACTACTGTACCAGTTGTATTAGGTAGGGTAATTGTATTATCTTGAGTTGGCTCTGCTACTGTAAGGAATGTTTCGTGAGCATCAGCAGTTGCGCCTTCAAAGGTAATGGTTGCATCTACACCAGCACCAGAGATGCTTGGGTTAGTAATAGTAGGAGATGTTAAAGTTTTATTGGTAAGAGTCTGAGTCTTAAGTGTACCTACAACGTCACCTTCACCTGATGCAATACCGTGCATTGTGTGAGTACCAGTGCCGTCGTTATATGCACCAGTTGCTTCAATATGAAGGTTGGCTTCGCGGAAGTCACGACCAATTGACATATGGCGAACAGCAGCACCAGCGGAGTGAGCCTGCCCAGTACCAGAATTCTCAACACCACGAACGATTGTTAACGTGTTAGTGCTAACAACCGTGACATCTACAATTTCTTCGAGGGCTGTATCTGGGTCAATGACAACAGTAAATGTTGTGCCAGCAGTAACCGACTGTCCACCAAGGAGTGCTGAGCCAGATACCACAGTGCAACTAGTTGCTGAGTCTGTGAGGTTCGCAGCCAGTGTTGTTTGCTGGGAGCGAGAGGAATATTTTCTTGTTGTCATTTATTTACCTATCGGCTGTAGTGAACGCGGATTGGATACTGGGATTGTTGTCTTGCTGTTTCTTCATTTAAACGTTGTACGTATAGTGCATAGAGTTGCTTCGTTGCACTCTGTGATGCACCATATGGACGCTTACTGTCTGTTTCGTCAGCCTGTGGACTAACTTGAGCAGCACGTGCAGGGTCCAAATATGTAAGTAGGCGATATGAAGCGCCAAGGATTGCAACATCTCGTGTTGAAGATGGAAGTCCTGTAATCGTGGCATAGTCTTGAGCATTGGTCAATGCTGGTGTTGCAAGTTCTGGGAATGCTACTGGGTCAGTTGCATAGATAACTTTAACTGTGCGTCCTGGTTGTACGTAATCACCAATAGTTACACTCTGTGCACCTGCGCCAAAGGCTGCAGTTGATGCAATTGAATCCCAAGACCAACGACGAATTGGGAACCACTCTTGTGATGGTCCAATATCTTGCCACATTATTGTCATAATGTTATTGATGTTAAGATTGTTAAACGCGTAGGTAGTCTGTGCTGCGTTAAAAACAAATGTTGTTGTCTTGACTGCAAAGATGTTTGCGCCGAAAGCGCCAATAGTATCGTTGATTGCTCTCTTAACTACATAGCGCGGGAACGTAGGAGTAATTGTAACTTTAGTTCCAGCAGCGTGTGTAGTTGTATCTGTACCTAGATAGCCACGACCCCAAGGTGGGACGGTTGCTGTATTAGATACGCGGTCAAATGAATCCAACCAGAACAACTCCTCACCAACTTCAATAGTACCCTTACCAATATTATCGGTAGAGGCTAATTGTAGAATAATTGGGCTAGCAATTGTGGATGCAGTAGCGGGTACATCTTGTATAATATAAGTTGCTCTGTCCTGCTGGTATGTATAACCTGCAAGGTTAATAAGTACTTCATCAATCATACTTTCAAGTGTTGGCATTATAGAGTCCTCAATGCGTCAACCGCAGATAGTCCAGTAGTAGATGCTAGTTCATTGCAAATAGCATTAAGGTTTTTAAAGTCATTGGGTTGACGAGATGCACTAGCCTTGTAGTTAAGTGCTCCGATTAAACCCTTACCAACAGTTCCAGCCCAGGCATTAGCGGCTCCTTGTTCTGCAATAAATGCAGTCCTTGCTGGATAATTCCCACCATTTGCTAAACGATTAAGTTCAGCGGTTATTGATAAACCAGGAATGCTTGCCATTATTTAGCCTTTCGTTTAACTGCTGCGTTATCTACCAAGTTGGGATATGGTCGTCCTGCTGCTTTTGCTCTAGCCTTTGCCTTAGCCTTTTGTGCTGGAGTCAAAGGTGTTGATTTCTTGTTAGGGTTCTTTGTATCCCAGAATGCTTTCTTTTTCACCACTTCACCTTATCCGCCCAGTAGGCTGCTGACATTTTTCCTTTAGCAATATTCTTTGCGTGACGAGCCTTAAATGATGCTTGACGCGCAGTTGGTTGTCTATCACCAGTAACGCCCTGTTGACCAAAGCGAATAGTTTTAACCTTGTCTCCTTCTTTAGCCACAACAACGTGTGACTTCTTAGGGTGACTTGGTGTACGCTTAGGCTTGTTAAAGCCTGATACTCCTGCTCGCTTTAGTCTTGGGTCCATTATTTTTTCTTCGCCTTCTTAACAGTCTTTTTCGCTTTTGACTTGCCTGCTTCAGAGAGAGCAATAGCCACAGCCTGTTTACGAGATTTAACAACTTTGCCACCTTTACCAGAGTGAAGTGTTCCCCGCTTGAACTCGCCCATTACTTTCTCAACTTTGTTTTTCATCGCGTTCCGCGACCACTCTTAAAGCCTGGAATCTTTGTAACGTCGTAGTTATACTTTTCCATAAGTGTGCGGTAAGCCTTGTCCTCTGCTGATTCACCGCGAAGCATCTGTGCACGCTGTGTTGCCTGCATACGAGCATCATCTGCAGTTGCTGCCTTAGCCTTAGCCTTAGGCTTATCTTTAATAATTTCTGATGGCTTAATCAACCGAACGTTGAATGGCTTTGTATTGGATGGGTCTGGCTTCTTTGTTGCTGCTGCCTTCTTGCCAGCCTCATACTGAGCCTTTAACTTCTCAAGTTGTGCCTTAAGACGCTTCTGGTCTGCAGGAGTCTCTGCTGTATCTACTAACCAAGAACGCTTGTTCTGGTATTCGTCATATGTCATTGGCATAATTACTTCATCTTCTTCTTAGCGACTTTTTTAGCAACCTTCTTAGCGGTACGCTTCTTCATACCCTGCTTCATTTCCATCATCTTTTCAGACTTGGATTCCATCTTTTCGCCAGCGGCGTAAGCCTTTGCTGCTTTCTTACCTGCTGGTGTGTATGGGAACTTCTTGCTTCCGACCATTGGCATTATATTTGTCCTATCTCTTTCATTACTTCGACGGATTGTTTGGTTATGTTTTTTGCAGTTGGCATAATGTCAGCATTGTAAGGTTTATTGAGAACCTCACTTGCTGTGTATGCCTGTTGGATATGTTTGTGCGTTGTTCCTGCTGGTTGAATACCTTGTGCTCTTGCTTCTCTATAGGCATTCAATTCTCCGACCCACTTCTTGTCAGATATATCTCGCTTGGCATCGCCAGTAGATAATTCAAGAAGTTGTATCTTGCAACCAAAGCAACCTTCTACATACTCTGGATGTGTCTGTCTTTGATGTAATCCCATTTGTCCCTACACTTCAGTAAAGTTTGCCTCTGTGACTTCAACTCCACCAGCAATTAATGCTGCCTTTGTTTCATCACTTACTTCATAGTTTCTTCCACCTTGATACAACTCTTGGTAGGTTGGTAAATCTGAGTCAAGGATGTATCTCTGTTGAGAATAAACTCCGTTTTGCTTTACGATGGAAACACCTACATCTAACTTGTAGAAGTAGAATAGGCGTGAGCCACCACCAGATGGACCTTCTCGTACAGTTGGGGTCTTGAATATCCAAGTAGCCATTAGTCCTCCTTAGTGAACTTACTGATGAGCAGAGGTTTCCCTCTGCCCACCCGTCAATCAACTAATTACTTAGCAGCGATTGATGAACCTGACTCGATGCGGTATAGTGCCTCATCGCGGTAGATTGCAAAGCCGAGTACGCCGTACCAACCCATTGGGCGGAAACGCATCAACTTATCAGTTACGTTACCAATAACAACGTGTGGTTCTTCAGCAACAGCCTGAGCCATTGCTTGCTTTCCAGCAACGATTGTGTTGTAAACGCGAGTTACTGGTGTAACTGTGATTGTTGTTGATACTGTGACTGCTGCTGAGTTAGCAACGTCTACAGTGATTGTTGTTGTTGAACCTGATGTATCGATAGCAGTAATCTTCGCAGATGTTCCTACGCCTGTTCCTGAAATCTTATCGCCAACTTCAGCACGCAATGCAATAACAGATGATGATGCAACGCCGAATGTGAATGCGGCTGATGTTCCTGCAACTGTTACTGCTGTTGTTGCTAGTGCTGACTGGTCTGCACCAGTCTTAGCGTTGTACAAACGTGCTGATTCTACATAGAATGCACCTTCGTACTGTCCAATTTCTCCAGCATAGATGTTCTCTGGTGTGGAGTAATTGTGTGGGTCGCGCCATCCTGCTGCGCCTGTCTCTGCACGTAGGTCGTGTGAAACTTCTGGGTGAATACCTGTCCAGTATAGTGAACCCTTACGGTATGCAGCCTTGTTAGCACGCAACTTTGCGACAGCCTTGCGGATGTCTGGTGAGTCGATTGTTGCAGCAGCAGTGATTGTTGCTGTTGATGTCGCTGTTGAACCACCGTAGATTACGTTTGTTCCTGAGCGTAGTGTTGTCATTGCAACCTGGTCGATTGAATCTGCAAGGTTGAATGCGATGATGTTAGCAATTGCTGGGTCTACGTCTGCTAGAGAGAATAGTTCCAACGCACGTGTTACAAGAACAGAGTTACCGTACTCATTAAGAGTAATTGTAACTGTGTTAGGTGTTGACAATGCTACTGCATCTGGGTCAACTGTCTCTGTTAGTGTGCTTGTTGCTGCTGTTAGGTCCTGGTACTTCTGGAGTACAACTGTTGAACCTGGGATTGATTGCTGTGCTGGAGTCTTGTCTGCGACTGAACGAATTAGTGGCTCTGAACGGAGAGCGAATTCTAGAAGACGGTCGTATGCCTTCTGTACAAGACCTGCACCACCGACTGTACCACCGAGGGTAGTAGAGCCTGTTGATGTATAGGCGTTAGCCATATGCGGTCACCTCCAAGTGACTATGAACGGATATTATTATTGCGAGCGAAGAATTGACAGGATGTCTTCTTCAGACGTTGCCTGAGACATTCTGTATTCAATATCATTTGCTCGGTCAGGGGTCATAGCATTCTGAGTAACCAAGTCCTGGTTGCGTAATGCAGCGCGGTCTTCTTGTGTTATCTTAGATGCATCTTCGTTAACCGTTAGTCCGAACAAGTCTGCATTCTCTTCGAGCCAGTTAGAAACTGATTCTTCGTTAATGTCATCCAAGTCCTTCATTACTAAACGGGCTGCTTTAAGATTGACGCCCTTCTTTTCTAGTACTGACTTGACAATTGCCTCACGCTGCGTCTTGGAAAATCCCTCAAGTTGCTCTGTGAGTTCTTTGATACGCTTTTCATCTGCACGCTTGGCTTTTCGCAACTTTTTAAGTAAGTCGCTTCCATCCATCGGTGCTTCATCGGTTGTATCTAGGTCATCGTCTTCGTCGTCCCAGTAGTTGTTGCTCATAGCAACGCCACCCTTCTATTCGTAGTTAGTTCGCAAGCCTCAGGTTCCATTCGGGGAAATGGTCTGGCTCTTACTACCAGTCTTATACGCCAACGGGGCTGGTGGGTCCGTTAGGATTCTGTTTTATATTAAGCGGTTAGCACGAGCCTGAGATGCAAGTGCTCTAGAACCAGCGGTTCCAGCCTTACCTGCAAAGCGTGCTTCTTCTTGTAGTGTTAAATCTTCTAGTGCCTTAAGTTCTGCAGCAGATTTACTAATTACTGCACTTGTTAAGCCAGTGACTCCTAATGACTTTTTGCCAGAAATTTCTGCAAGTTTCTGCTCTGTTTCACGTGCACGAGCAATCTGACCAAACTGTGGGAGCGTGCTTGCAAATGTTCCACCAGCCTTAGCAATATCTTGTGCTTGGGCATTTGTTATTCCAGAAGGTAACGCAGCACTTAATCCAAGACCTTGGAACTCGCCAGCGGCAAGTACTTCGTATCCAGCAATTTCTTGTTGTAATGTTGATGCACCCTTGTCACCTAGGGCAAGAGCCCGCGCTAGTGAAGTTCTGTCAAGATAAGGAAAAAACCTATCAAGAGTAGTTTTGATTGCCTTAGGTGCATTATCAATTCTATCAAAAATCTGTGTAACTCTGTTTCCAAACTCTGTAGCAGATACACCCTTGCCAAGTACATCTCCAAGGAAGTCTTCATTAGCAAGGTCACCTAGGTTAGATGCTTTAAGAATGTCACCCATCTTAGACTCTGTTGCAAAATATTCAGCAACAGTAGGAACAGTGACGGCTTTACCATCTTGCTTCATTTTCTGAAGAGCAAAAATTCCTTTAAATCTTTTTGTGAAGTCTGCCAATGCTGGGTCATTATATGACTCAAGGACAGCCATATTAAATGCTTCTTCGGGAGTTGAACCGCTTTTAGTAAAACCAGAAACTCTTTTATATATCTGGCTAACCCAAGGTTTGTTCATTTCTGAAGGACCGAAAAAAAGTGATAGTGTA